CAGAGGCCAAAATGAGGTCTCTGGTTTTTTTAAGCATCCTGATTTTGATGATATTAAGGGTGCATTCCGGGTGGATAAATTATTGGAAGAAGAGAAGATAGCGATAGACTTAAAAATCATGCTATCAGCACATCCTTTTGCGTTCATGTCGAGCGTTAAAAAGTTCAGATATGACATCCAGGCTGCCTGGTATATTGATGGTCTAAAAGCCATTACTGGTGATGACTATGATTTCCTGTTTGTAGTGTGCGAAAAAACTAATCCTTTTAACGTACAAACATACAGGTTATCTGATGAAACACTAGAGACTGCCAGGGGAGATATCAGGGCCATAATAAAGAAGTATAAAGAGTATCAGGCTGCTGATAAGTCTCAGCAGAATCGGTTGTCTGGGTATTTTGATGGTATCCAGACTTTGGATATTAAATGGTTTAACTAAGGAGAGAATAATGGAAAATAATAATACAACTAGCATCCACATAGAAGGCCCAATTAAAAATCTATTACCTGCAATATTTCATGTAAAAAGTGAATTGGGGAGTACAATTATAGCAGGTGGTAAAAACCCACATTTTGGGAACGATTTTATTCAGTTCCATGAACTGGTTAAAAAGATTGACCCCATATGTAAAAAGTATGGGTTGGGGATCAGTCAATTTCCTACTGGTGTTGGATTAGTAACTCTTATTTTTCATCAGGAAACTGGTGAATACATTACAAGTTACTATGAACTGAAACTGGATAAGGAGACAAGTCAGGGAATTGGGAGTGCTTTGAGCTATGCGAAACGGCAAACGTACCAGGCAATTTTCGGATTAAGTGCAGGTGAAGAAGAAGATGATGATGCCCAATTAGCAACTTCTGAGGAGGAGAGTTTTGAGAACCAGAACCCGGTCCAGGGTAAACTGGATAATAAATCTGCCTATGAGATAGCAAAAGTTGCCCTGCAGGATATCAACTCTCTTGAAGTGCTGGAAATGTGGAAAGAAAAACAACCTCCAATCATAAGAGAAAATAAGAAGGTTGGAGAGTTGTTTAAGGCAAAAATGGCAGAGTTGAAAATGGCTGCCTGAGAGAGACCCTATATAATATATATACTATACGTTTAAATTATTACGTCAATATATCTAATTAACTAATAGTAAAAAGAGGTGAAAAATGACCAAGAAAATAAAGCCGATTCCCCCCTCAGTTGAAGACCTTATTTCTCAGGTGGAAGTACCTCAAGAATTAGCACATTTGCCATGTTTCCAGGAGACCTGGGCAGAATGGTGTGACTACAAGCAAAATGAAGCAATGGATGATAGATCCGGTGTCCAAAAATTCTGGCGAACTGTCCAGGCTGGTCAGAGAGAGATGAGTCATATTAGAAACCAATTCAGGTTAGGCAGAGATGTCGTTCATGTCATAGCAGAGTCAATGAGGAACCAGTGGATCGGAATCCGGTTTGATTTGATCTCAGACAGATCTGGTAATGCTGTGAAGCCTAAGAGTCGTGATCAGGTTTCAGCACTTGACCTGGAATGGTCTAAACTTAAAACCAATCAGCTAAATTAACAATGGCTTCAATTGAAATCCCATTGCACCTGAAAAAGCAACTCCAGCAACTTCTGGAGGAAAACAATAAGAAGTCGGGTTTTAATATCCCGATAGAGGCGTTTACTGTTCTTGCTATTCAGGAACGTATGGAACGGAAGTTCACTAAGTGATTTTGGAGCACTCTAAGGTGGTAGACTCAGGCAAAGCGTTGATGTACACCCGGTTACATGAGTGCTCCATTGATTAAGGTTTGTGAGCATTGTGGTGAAGAGTACACACCAAGTGAGAATAGTCACACTGTACAGAAATACTGTCACCGGAGATGTAAAGAGAAAGCAGCATATCAGAGATTACTGGATTCAGGACAAACCAGGAAACGTAAAGGTGGATACAATCGAACAACGTATGTCACCAAGTTCATGGAAGCAAGACAGTCAGATATGACTGCACCCTGTCACTATTGCGGCAAAAGATTGGAACCTGATGGGGATTGGGTACTAGACCACAAAATACCAATATCGGAACTATTTGATGACTTCCAGAACCCAGATAATTTATGCCTCAGTTGCAGTAAATGTAATTATGAAAAAGGGACCCAGGACTACCAGGAGTTCCTGACTCAAAAACAGAAAGAGATAAATCATGGATGATTTGAAATATTCAGTGCTGCTTAAAGCACTTAAAGCATGTGAAAAGAACTACCACTCACATGTGAGAGAATTCGGCAAATTAGACAAAACAGACATTGCGTTCTGGGCAGAACAACTCTCAGACCTATCCCCTGAAAGACTTGAACGCTCGTTCAACGAACATATCAAAACCTCATCATTCTTCCCAACTGTGAAAGATATCCGGGAAGGTACTCCAGAGAATCCCAGAAGGAAGGCATGTGAAGATCCCAAGCATTTGAAGAGACTGGAAGCAGATAGATTACTTCCTGCACCTGAGAGAGAGAAAATGGGTATGCCTGATAAGATGAAAGAGATTTTCAGGAAACTCCAGGCAGATGTAGCGGAGCAGAGATGCTGACAATTGAACTACCATTCCCTGTCTCAGCTAATTCTTACTGGATGATTGCAGGAAGGAGATTAATTAAGTCTAAAAGAGCAAGAGCATATATTGCAGAAGTGACCCTGTACTGGCTAAATGTGAAGCAATTGGGTGCCCAGGCATTTGGTGAGGATGAGACCCTGGCAATGTCAATTGCAATTCACTATCCGGTCAGAAAAGGTCCAGATTGTGATGTTGATAATCTGCTGAAGGTCCTGATTGATGCTATGGAAACTGCTGGGATATATCAAAATGATAACCAGATCAGGTTCATCCAGATCTCCAGGGAAAAGGCAAAAGATAAGACTATCGGAGGAGTCAGGGTGAACATCAAGTCATGTCCACATGAAATGGAACTGAATGATAACAATTTTAGGGTAGAGGAGATCCACAATGAATGAATTCTGGGAACTGATGCTGACAGTACTGGGAATATATCTCCTGGGGGTATTGACAGGTGTGGTTGGAACAGCAATAGCAATTTTCATCTACCTCAGACCAGGTGGATCAATAATAGTGAAAGAGCAATTATGAGTGGTACACCAGTAAGACGAGCCAGAAGAGCTAGGGAAGCAAGAATGTTTGATGACCCACAATTCTGGGACAAGATATTCGATGGATATGCTGAATTTGGCAGTCTACCTAAACTGGCAAAAGAGATAGAGGTGCCTTATAAGAAACTCTACCACAAGATCACGACAACACCAGAGTTGAAGGAGAGATATACTGAGGCCAGAGAAGCATATGCTGAAATGACCGTTGATGAGATCAAGACCATAAATGACAAGTTAGAAATAGGTCATTTGGACCCTTCTACAGCAAAAACACTCATAAACAGTAAGCAGTGGATAATTCAGAAATACTCACCTATTGCATATGGAGAAAGACAAACCATAGACATGCAGGTAACTGATGCAACTCAATTACATCTCGCAGCCCTCAGGAAACAGATGAAGAATATCACTCCTAAAGCAAAAGAGATTGAAGAGTGATTAGACTCAGCATGACACTCCAACATTTGGACACTTTAGATGATGTGCTGGATTTGGTCCCATCACTCCCGGAAGAATATGTAAGGGGGATTGATATGGCTATTGTTAAATCACTCCAGGAAATAGTCCACCATAAACAGGAAGATAGGAAGGTAACTTATGAGGGTTAAAAGAAAAACCTGCTTAGTCTGTAACCGGGAACTATCCGGGAACAGAACAGTCTACTGCTCAGAGACATGCCACATCACAAGAACAAGAGATATTGCACATACTAAAATACACCTCAGAAGAAAACAGCAGGGACCTAAAACCTGCCAGGTGTGCTTTAAGGTATTTACTCCAGGCAAGAGTACACAAGTGAACTGCTCAAAAGAATGTGGGAAGGTTGCATACGATAACTGGTTTAAGCGCAAACCCAAACAGATAAAAGAAGTGGAATGCCAGATATGCTCAAGAGTATTTATGCAGAAGAA